ACAGAACTCTCGATAGTTCTGCGGCTATCGCCCTAGAAAATTCCTCTGCCGTGGTTCGGACGGACGGTCGCGGCTCTTCGACCGCCCATTGTGCCCAACTTTCATTCTGGGCCGATGGGTTGACCCGTTGAGGGCCTTGCGGCGCTGCGGGGATTGGCGGCGCCGGTCCTGCCGGTGCCGGTGCCGGCGCTGCAGGAAGGACGGGCGCTGGCCCCACGAGGGCGGGCGCTGGCCCCGCGAGGGCGGGCGCCGGCGCCACGGGGGCGAGCGCCGGCGCCATGGGGGCGAGCGCTGACGCCGCAGGAGGGGCGGGCGCCGGCATTGCAGGGACGGGCACTGGTGCCGCGGGGGCGGGCGTCGGCGCGCCGCCGTGCGTGCGTAGTGAATCCCCTCGCCGCTCCAACCATTGCCCCAGTGTTTCATCGGGGCGGCGCGCCAGATCATCTCTTGGCGGCGGAGCGAATTGGCTAGGGTCCGGAACCGCGCCAGGCGGGGCGGGCTCTCCCGGATTTGGCGCAACGCCATACTTCCCGGATTTTAGGTCCTCGTCTTCGTTGTTCGCGCCACCGGGGCGCAGGGCAAGATACCACGTCGCCAGCGCGGCGCCGGCCAGGCCGAGCCTGGTGGCGACGGCGCCGATCGTAGCCAGTAGGCCGCCGGCAACGGTCGCGCTCGCCGCCGCAGAAGCCGCGCCGATCGCCTCCATGGAGGCCACGCCGGCGACACGGGCCGCGACGAGGGCGGCCGCCAGGCGGCCGAGCCCGAGCAAAGACATCGCGATCCGCGCGCTGAGCAGCACCGCGCCGCCGGCCGCAGCAACGAACAGGCCGTCCAGCGGCAGCTTATTTTTTGGCTCTGCCAGCCACAGACCGAGGTCACGCAGCGCGTTCAGCACGTTGATGAAGGCCGGCGTCAGGTCGGTCAAAATTTGCGTGCCGAGCCGCGTCGAAATCTGCTCGACTTCGCTCAACGCCTTCTGCAGCTTGGCTGCCTCGGCGGTCTGCTGTTCAGTGACCGTGCTGAGGGACGCGCCTTCCTTGAGCAACTTATCCCTGTCGGGACTGGTGATAAGGTTGTAGGCGTCGTCATTGATGCCGAGCTGCTGGCGCAGGAAGTTGGCCCGCGCCGGGTCGACCTTCTTTACCCGGGCCAGCGCATCGCCGATCGCCCTGAGGCCGCCGGTCGCGGTCGAGAGCTGGGCCGGGCTGATGTGCAGCGCCGCCAGCCAATCGGACGCAGGCATTTGCATTCCGAGCCGCAGGCCCTGGAACTGGCTGGTGAGCGTGCCGAGCGATTGGTTGATGCCCTCAGCCGAGCCTCCAAGCAACCTGCTTGCGCCCTGCCAGGCGCTCATTTCCTCGGTGGTCATGCCAAGGTTGGCCGCCAGGCGGCCAAGGTTCGCGTTCGTCGTCGTAGTGCTGGTCGCAAACTCCGACAGGCCGCGCCCGGCAGTGAATGCCGCCAACATGGCGATCGCGCTGTTACGGACCTTCGCGAAAGTGTCGCCGAGATTTTTCGTCTGGGCGTCAAGGTCTTTCTGGCGCTTGGCCGCGGCCTCAGCCTGCTTGCGCTGCTCCGCTTCCGCGGCGCGGGTATTCTTCTCGGTTTCCTTGACGCCACGGGTTGCCGTCTCGCGCGTTTTGTCGATTTCTGCGCGGGCGTCTTTTTGGCCTTTCTCGTAGCCCTCTTTCGTGAGGTCGAGCGTGACCACAAGGGCGTCGATGACGGTCGGCATCGGCTACCCCTGCGGCTTCTGTTTCATCAACACGCGTTCGTTGTGCGCGTCGATGCTGACGATTTCGAGCAGCGTCCACACGTCCTCGGTCCCGTAGACCGTATCTAGTTCTGCAAGGGAGGCGATTCGGCTGCTGAGGACGGCGCCGATGGCTCGGCCAATGTTCGGGTAACAAAGGAGGCGAGGGTTCCCAGGCCCGAGATCAGTCTCGACAGGAGCCCGGGAATAGAAAAACCCGTGTGCAGTTTCCACCATTCCATGCGCAGCGTCTGGAATGTCGAGACCTCCTCGATGTCCGGCCCGATGCCGCTGAGGATCAGGCTGCGCGCAACCTTCGGCCTGGCCGGGTCCGGTACGACCTGCACGCAGTCGGTAATCTCGTCCAGCAGCGGCTTCACTTCGTGGGGCGGCAGGCTGAAAATCGCCTTGAACCCCATCGTCGCGACACCGGCGATCCCGCTCCGTAGCAGTTCTTCGCTGATGTCCACGCCGGTCCGGCCGATCGCCAGGAACACGCGGGTCGCCCACCAATCGGCCGCCGTCGCCGACATTTCGGTGATGACGAACATTTTGTTGGCGTCCCGGTTTTTCTCCGGGTCGCCTTCGATGATGACCGTCGCGGTTTTCCGGGCCATGTGACTACGACGGCTGCGGGCTGATCTGCTGCCAGACGATCGTGAACTGCCGCGGCTGCAGCACCTTCTTGACCGCCGAGAACGGCTGGTAGTTTTCCAGCGCGCCCTGGATCAAGGTGAAGCTGAGACCGAGCGCCGGCAGCGTGATGCTGCCCTGCGCCCAGTACAGCTCTTTCTGAGCCTCCTGCGCGGCGCCCCAGGAGTCGAACAACGCGATGGAGGGACTGTCCGCCTGCAGGTGGATCAGGGTCGGTTTTTTGACGTGCACGAAGCCGCCCGACAGCCGGCCGTCGATGCCCATCAGCGTCTCCGCAGTGGACACCGCTTCGGCCGAGAACGCATCGTCTGTCGCGAAACCCTGCAGCTGCTGCGCCGCGAACAGGCCAGTGACCGTGAGCGTGATGACGCTGTTGGCCGCGGTAATGGTTGCCATGTTCCGCGCCCCTTACTGGACTTCGATGGATTGGACGTTGATTTTCTGGACGCTGCCGCCATCCAGATACCAGAGCGTAATTGGCGGTGAGCCGCGCACCATTCGCACCTGCGGCAGCGCGTCTTGAATTTGCAGGTAGTAGCCCTGGTTCATCAGGGTCTGCGCGATGTCGCTGCCGGCCGCATAGTTGATTTCGGCGGTCTGCGCAGCGGAGAGCGTGACGCCCGGCACGATGGCGCCGAAGTTGATCGCCTGATTGATCGGGTCTTGGCACCAGGCCCGGATCAAGTTGTAGCCGGCGGTGACGTACGGCACGGCCTTAGTCTGCGTCAGACCAACGAGAATGGCGAGCTGAAGCTGATTGTTGAGCCAGATTTGGTTCATGTAGCTGTCCAGCCACAAATACGGGCCGGGCACGTTGCCGTTGACGTAGTAGGTGAAGTAATCGTTCGCCGTGGCGACGCCGCCGTAGAACGAATACCCGTTTGCGGTCAGGTTGGCCGCGTAGGCGACATTGGTTACATCCGCGGTCAGGCCCGACTGCGACTTGTAGGCAGCCGTCGCCCTGCCGTGCGTCTGGGTGAAATCGAGGCCGGCGCCGTAGCCCATCGCGAAAGCCGCCATCGCGGCGCCGTTGACCGGCGTGTAGATCAGGTGCGTGCCGCTGTAGGTGTTGAGCATCAGTTGGTAGCCGAGGCCGGTGAACGTCGTCTGGGTGGCCGTGATGTCGGTGTCCCACGCGACGAAGCAAAAGCGGTTTTGCTGTTGGTTGGTCCAGAGCGCAAATGCCAGCTGCTCGATAGTGGTCGGCTCCCATGCGGTGGTGAAGCTAGCCCAGTCGGTCGCCTGGGTGAGCAGGTTCGTCATGAACGCGCCCGGCACGGCCGGGGCCGAGCCCTGGCTGATTACCGCGCCCGTGGCCGAGGTCAGGCAGAGCGGCGTTGCCAACGTGCCGGCGGCGAAGGCGATCGTGGAGGTCGGCCCGGACACGCCGCTGGTGATGACGAAGCCGGCCGAGATGCTGTCATAGGTCACGGTCACGGCGGTCGCCGCTGCGGTGATCGCCTCGCTGCTGACGGTGATGGAGTTGTTCAGGATGTAGGTGCCGGTTCCGCCGATCCCGGTGCCCAGGCCGATGATCTGGGTGCCCGCCACGATGCCGGTGCCCGCGATGGTCTGGCCGACGCCGATGGTGCCCGAGGCGACGGCGCTGACGGTCAGCGTGCTGCCGCTGGTCGTCATGGACTCACTGGAGATCGTCTGGCTCTGCGAGATGGTGTAGGTGCCCGTCCCGCCGGTGCCGCTTCCCAATGCCGTGATGATCGTGCCCGCCAGGACGGCCGCGCCGTAGACCGTCTGGCCAACGGCCAGCGAACCGGTGGACACCGCCGAGACGGTCAAGATTGTGCCGCTGATGGCGCCGGTGAAGCTGTTCGCCGCGATGGCGCCGGTGAAGGCCGCACCGCCTATGGCGGCAACGAGGGACGTGCTGACGGCCGTCTGCGAGACGCTGACCAAATACGTGCCGTTGCCTCCGGTCCCGGTCAGCAGCGCGGTGATCGTGGTATTGGCGCTGACGCCGCTGCCCGTCACGACCTGGCCGAGCGCCAGCGTGCCCGAGGCGACAGCAGTGACCGTGAGCGTGCCGCCGCTACCCGACAGCGACGTGCTGCCGGCAGTTTGGGTCTGGCTAACCGTATAGGTGCCAGTGCCGCCGGTGCCGGTGCCAAGCGCCGTGATGATAGTACCCGCGGCTACACCCGTTCCGGTGATCGTCTGGCCGAGCGCGACCGTGCCGGTAGCGACTGCAGATACCGTCAACGTATTGCCGGCAATCGCGCCCGTGAACGCGTTGACCGCAATCGAGCCCGTGACGCTCGCCGTCAGGGTAGAGTTGAGGCCCGTTTGCAGCAGCGTTGCCGCGGTGCTGAAACTGGTAGCGGTCGCCAGGCTTACCGTCGCGGCCGGGCGACTGTAGCCGTCGACCACCGCACCGAGGCTGCCGGACAGCGCCTGCAGTTGGATCAGCGACAAGCCCCCAACGAGCCCGCCACGCAGCCACGCCGGGACGTTCGTCTCGGGGTACTGCGTGATGTAAAGGTTCGCCGGGTTAACGTGGGAGCCGTTGAAACTTTCGAAGTAGTTTGCCGCTAGCGCCGTTTCGAGTGCGGCCGGGCCAAAGTAGCTGGACACCGCCGAAGTCATTGGGAACGGCTGCACGGTGCCGATCGGCGCGCGCGGGTTGGTCGTCAGCAGGACGCCGCTGAGGTCCAGCGCCGTTCCGCCCGCCGACAACACCGAGCCCCTGACGTTGACGAAATAGTTCGCGGGAATGCTGGGAGGCAGCGTCATGTGGAAGCTCCATAGGGGGGATGCAGCGTCCGGTGCTGCGACCATGCCATTGCCCGTTCGGGCAGCAGCGTCAGGGCTTGTAGAAGATGTCCGCCGGGATCAGCCCGACCGCGATAGGTGCCGCGAAATCCTGCGGCGCAGTCACGACGATGTGCGCGTGCAAAACGAGGTCAACCGACCAGCGGTCTTCGTATTGTTGCTCGGCGTTGATAAACGGCATTTGCCGCGGGTCGCTGGTGTAGAGCGGGCGCGCGGTGGACCCGACCGATTTGAAGACGTTGCAGCCGTATTCATCGCGCCACATCGTCGTGATGATCTGCGCGTTCTCACCGCTGTTCGGTCCGTGCACGTCGGCCTGAATCGTGACCTGGGTGGACTGGTCAACCGCAACCACGCTCGGCGCCGCGGGATAGCCGTCGGTGTAGCGGTCCACGTCCGTCGCCAGCCGTTCACGAAACATCGGCGTCAGAACGACGAAGTCTGCGACCTTCGGTTCCGGCACGCGGTTGCCTTGGCCCTTGATGACTTCGACGCCGGCCGGCAGGATTGACACAAGGAACGAGCGGACCGCGGTCAGCAGCGCGGCTTGCGTGGTGTCGATTGTGACGGCGGTCATGAGACCTGCTTGGTGGCGGCTACCTTGGTCCACCCCTTGGCATCGCCCCAATTCTCAAGGACGACCGCAACGATCCAAACCGAGCCGTCTGGCATCGTGATGATGTCGCCGCCCACGCCGTCAGAGCGGACGACGCCCTCCCAATTCCCGCTGATGTAGAGCGCGCACCGCTCGCCTTGCAGGTTCAGCCCATCCGTCTGCACGATGTCGTTGTACTGCAGCGCCTGCTTCTGCGCGCGGACCGGCACCGGGGCGGCATAGATTGGCGTGCGCGATCCATCGGCATTCGTCGTGTAGCCGGTGGATTTCTGGATGGTCGCGACGACGCGCGGGTTGATGGCGCTGACCGCACCTGCGACAAGTTTGTAGAGGTTCACGGCTCGCTTACCTCACTGTCGACGGACTGCCACATCACGCCGGTGTCGATCAGGGGCTTCTCGAAGCCCTTGCGGCGGACCGTGGCCGCGCTGAGCGGCGGGGAAGTCACGTCGTTGATGGACTGCACAAGCTGGCTCTCCATCATCTTGCCAACCGCCTTGAGGGCCGCCTGCGCGTCGTAGTCGTTCGCCCTCAGCTCGGCGGCGAGTGCGTCGCCCCACTCATCTTGATGCTTGGCGATCATCGGCCGGAAAAACGGACGGGCCGGGATGGTGATCGCGTGCGCCTTGGTCGTCTCGGTCTCGCCGACGAAATCCTTGCCGACGAACCGAGTCCCGATGTGCGCCTTGTCGCCTTTGCCCACGACGGCATCGTTGATGTATCGGGTGCCGCCCGGGTGTTCGATCGTGCCGCCGAACTCATGCACGGCGGCGATCGGGGGCAGTGGTTGCCCGTCCGCTTTGGTGCTGCCCTCAAGGAAGCCGCAGCGAAGTTGCCCGCCCTTGTCGAGCCCGTCCGCGATTTCTTTCAGCCTGGCGGCCAGCTTGTCACCGCCGGTAAAGGCTGTCGCCAGGTTCACCGGCGCGGCGCCGGCACGTAGACCCCCATGCAGAATGGGCGCATCGCTTGCCAGGCTTGCAGGCCGTACTTGGTCTGTGCCCACCATGCCGCGCTGTCGGGCGTTTTCAGTTCCGTCGCGACGGACACCGATCCCTCGCTTGCGTTGCTGATCCGCCCGACCAGCGACTGGCTTTCGCCCTCGTTGACCGGCGCATTCAGCGCAGCAATATGCGCCGTAGTGAGGTTGAGGATCAGCGCCCGTTGCGTCGCATCCTGCACGCGGCTGCAATCGTCGTTGGAGACGTAGAGCGTCGCCTCGGCAAAGTAAGCCGCCGCGAGGGGGGGCGACACCGCGGCGGAGAACTCCGGAAACCGGAGAATCCACGCCCCATAGTCGAAGACGAAGACGGTCATAGACCTGTCAGCCTTGCTCGCGCGAAAGCACGATAATCAGGCCCTTGCGAACGAAATCCACGTCGGCGTGTTCGACCAGCCACGATTCGAACTCGGCGGCCGGAATGCCAGGCGTGGCCGCGTAGCCGGCCCGGCTGTGCGTCGTCGCGGTGCCGCCGACGAGGTAATTGCCGGACGGCAGGACAACCCGCAGGCCGCTGGAAATGCGGCTGCCGACCGTGATCGTGCCGCCCCCCACGCCGGGCGCCGGGGCCGGGGTGAGAGCATGCGTGACAGTGGCCTCGGGTGCCGGTGCGGGTGCCGGTGCGGCGTAAGCCACGGGCGCCGGTGCGGCTGCCTGAGGAAGCGCCTGGACGATGGTTTCGCTCATGGTTTACGCCGCCTCCTTCTTGTTGTTGGATTGGATCTTGTGCGGGGCGCCGATGTCCGGCAGCGCGTCGGGGTCGAGCCGCTCTTGGCCGGTGCGCGCCCCGGCCGACTCGCGCGCCCACGCCTCAGTGTCAGTCCGCCGCCGGAACGCCTTGAGCAGCGGCCGATCGGGGTCGAGAACGTCTGCGTCAGCGTGGTCCTGTGACCATTTGTCCCACAGCGCCGCCGGAATGTTCGGCGTGATAGCAAAGCCGTCGACAATCAAGCACCGCGGTGCCGCGTTCTGCGGGTGCGCGGTTCCGTTGATGAACACCTTCTGGCCGACCGGGACAGCCCGTTTCACCGGGCGCGTGCCGCCGCCCATGACAGGCTCTTGGTATTCCTGGAATTCATGGAGCTGCAGGATGAAACCGTGCGGCAGCTTGCAGCCGACCGTCACGGTATCGCTAGAAGTCGCGGCCGTCTGCGAATGGACGGCCGGCGCCTTGCTGGTGCCCGACACGATTAAACCCCCAGCATTTGGGCAATGGCGAACGGCTGCCGGATGACTGCGCCGTACGAGCCCGCGGTGACTTTCTGCTTGTAGCTGGACACATCACGCACGATGGGATGGCTGCGCTGCTTCTCGTTGAACGCGCAGAAGCCGGCCTCCTGCCCGCCGACCGTCTCGGCGATGAGCTGCACCAGGTTGCCGCCGGCGATGCCCTGCGGGTTGCTGGTGGTCTGCGCCCCATACAGAGGGTCCGTCACGATCGTGAGCGAAGGGAAGTTCTTCTTCAGCAAGTCGGCGACGTTGATGCCGTAGCTGTTCGTCGACAGGAAGGCGGCTTCACTCTCTGGCGAGAGTACGAGCTTGAGCGGGGTCGCTTTGTCTACCATGCCGTTCGACTGCGCGATCAGCTGAATGTATATCGTCTGGATGTCGGAAAAAACCTCGTTCGCGGTCGCGTTCGGGGCATTCGCGGCAGTCAGCCACTTCGTGCCGCCTGCCGCTTTGAGCGCCGGCGTCAGGTAGGCGGTCAGCGACGGTTCGTTGAACAGGCCGTAGTTTTGCAAACCGGCGACGCCGTAATGGTACGTAAGATTCAGGAACTTCGCGAGGCCATCGGCCGCCGCTTCGTCAACCGTCGCAACCCAGTTCAGCTTGGCCGCGCCAGCCCGGTCAATCTCGCGGTCACCGAACTCCTTGATGATCTGGAACAGGAAGGATTGACGCGCGGGCCAGTTGGCGTTCGCGCCCGCCCGGCCGGCGTTGCTGAAATCGTTGTAGGCGCTGACGAGAAAGGTGCGCTCGATGGTCGGGAAGACCGCAGTGTCTTCGGTCCAGTCGCCCTGCTTGCGCTCACCGAGAATTTTCGCGCCCATGTTCGGCGCGAGCAGGATTTTGAATACCTGCGGGCTAACGCTGGTCGTGAACAGGGCCGGGATGGCGCTGTTTGCCGTGGTGACGAGGCCCGGTTGAGCGTCCATCGCAATGGTATAGTCGCGCCGCTCCGCGTCGGTGAGGTAGTGGTCGACGCCGTCCATGACGATGCCGTTTGCGGCGTGCATGCCGGCGTGCTGCCGCCAGGCTGCCTGCGCTTCTTGGATTCTCATTTTCCTGGACCCCTTAGTCAAACATCTCGCTGCTGATGATGACGGTCTCGCCAGCGGCGCCGTAGCTCGCGGCGCCCCACACGGTTTCGACGTTGAGCGTCGCCGTGATGGTGGTGCTGACCGTAGTGCCGGACGGTGAAACGACGTAGGTGCTGCCGCTGCCGCCTGCGCCGGTGAGCAATCCCCACACCCTGGTGCCGGCTGTGACGCCGGTGCCCGACAGGACGCTGCCAGACTGGAACTGCGCGCTTGGCGCCGCGCCCAGGGTCAGGATACCGTAGGTGCCGGCAAACGAGGAACTGCTGGCGACGGTCTGCTCCTGAATTGAGACATAGTATGTGCCGACACCGGCAGTCGTGCCGCTGATCTGCGAGACGACCTGCGTGCCCGCGATGAGGCTGGCCGGGCCGGTCAGGATCGTGCCGGGGTAGATCGAACCGGTCGACACGGCGGTGACGGTCAGCACGTTGCCGCTGATCGAGCCGGTAAAGCTGATCGCGGCGACGGTGGTGTTGGCCGCAATGGTGGACGTGGCCGCGGTGGCGGTCGTGGGCGAGCCGGCGGCTGCGAACGTCACCAGACCAGTTGCGAAGTTGGCATATGCCTTCATGCCGATGGTGGCTTGGTTCGTGCCGCTGTTCGTGACGAAGAAATCACCGCCGGTGAAGGCCGCAGCAGGGAAGCCGGCCGGAATGGTTGTGCCGGCCTCGGCCAGATAGGTGGTGATAAGCCCCTGCTGATCGCGGTGCACGAATCCGGTTACGGAACCGGCGCCATAGTTGCTCAGGGTGCCGTTGCCGGAGGCATCCTGCCAGCAAAAGCGCCCGACGGTCAGTCCGCTTGGGCCAGCCTGGAAATCACTGGCGCCCGGCGGGATGGCCGCGAAACGCGGGTTGCTAGAAGCGAAACCGCCCGGAATGCCGATGGCAGCCTGGACGTTGACCTGGTTGGGGAAGCCCATGTGCCGCGCTCCTTATGCGAGCCGAGCGGGCTGCACGCCCGGGAACATCGCCGCGTAGCTGGTCGCCGCCGCCGCGTCGGTCGCGAGGGTCGTCTGTTCCACCCGCGGCTTGTCGCGCCCGGCCTTGAGCACCGGCGCAACGGCACGGAACAGCGCGCCGTAAGAGGCCGGCGGCAGGCCAGTCAGATCGACCGCGTGGCCCTGCGCCTTGAGGCTGTCAAAGGCAAACATGTAGACGGCGGCTTCATTTTTCACCTTGCCGCCGATGGCGCCGACGTGGGGCCGCACCACCTCCCGCGCGTCTGCGATGGCATCCATGTGGGCGATCGTGTCCGCCTTGGCGGCGGCCAGCGCCGCGTCCATGGCGGCCTTCGTGACTCCGGGCTTCACGTCGTTTTCCTTCTTCGGGGGGAATGGGGGCGGCTCGTCCTTGGCCGCCGGGTCGTCTTTGGCTGCCGGATCAACCTCCTCATCCGTCGCGGCGGCGGCCGGCGCGAAGTTCTTCAGCGCCTCCGCGACCTTGGCAAGCACGTCGTCGGGCACCACGCCGCGCAGCAGCGCCATCACGCCCTCGGCCGGGTCGGAGGTATCAACGGCGTCCGGATCGGTTTCCGCCGTCTCGTCGCCGTCCGGCTCGGAGCCGTCCAGCTTGTCCAGCAGCGCCACCACGTCGCCCAGGTCGGCATCGGCCGCCAGTTTGCCCTTGGTGGCCTTGGTGACCGCCGCGGCGATCTTCGCCTTGGACGCGGACCAAGTGGCCGCAGTGACGCCCGCCACGGTGGCGCGCAGGTCAACAGCGGCATCGGCCGCCAGCAGGGGGGTGACGTGCGCAGTCAGCGCACCGAGTGCGACAGACGCACGGCGCGAAAGCGCGGGCTTTTTCGCCATGAGGCGATTCTCCTTGGTGGTGATTGCAGCGTCGCCGACAACGACATCAGGCCCGGCGCGCCCGGTCGGAACGAGCGCAATGTGGTTGAAACGGATGTTGCGCATGACGCCATCGTAGGGAACGCCCTCGTAGGCGCCCGGCGTCATGTCGGGGTCATAGCGGTAGCCAGACGACACTTCACGGCGTTCGCCGCTATTGATGCCGTCAATGCCCTCGCCGTCCCACACGTGCATGTCGGCGCGGACGAAAGGCGCGTCCCACTTCACGTTGTTGATCGAGCCTACCGTGACGCGCCGCTCATGGTCATCGGCGGTCTGAGGCCGGTGCACGATTAACAACGGCTTGCCCTCGCCGGTGGCGACGGATTTTTCAAGCTCGGCCGGGTCGCGCAGTAGATGAAAAACCTTGGCGGGGTCGAGCCCGAGCTTGTCGTAATCGGGGATCTCGGCGCCCCGATATGGATTGACCGCCGCCTTGCTGATCGGGTTGTTGACGACGTGCAGGTGCCCGTCCTCGTCCACCCGTCGGCTGCTTGACGCCTTGTCCAGCGCGAAGGTCTCAGCCCGCATGTCGGGGGTCTCCAGAGGCGTCAGTGATAGAACAGGTCGCCCACGACATCGTTGGCGTCGGTGTTCGTCAGTTCAACGCGTTGACTTCGGCGAACGAGAAAGTCGCGTCGGTGGCGGTTGTCGCGGCGTTGAGCGTGAAGGCGATGTTGACTGCACCGCTTTCCGTCAGGGTCAGCGCCGCCGGGGCCGTCATGCCGGAGTGCGAGTTGCCGATGATGATGCCGGTGCAAATGGCGATCTGTGTGTTGCTGGCCGCCGCGCCGTACTTGAACACCTGCGCGAGCAGAGACCAGCCGACCGCCGACGCCGTCGAATAGGCGCCAGTGTCGGCAATCGTCGTGCCGCCAACCACGGCGGAACCAACCGTTGCCGTGGTGGCGCCGATAATAATTTTCGCGTCTTTGACGTTCGTGTTGTTGGCGAATGCTCCAATGCTGTTGAGCACAATGCCGCGGCCGGACACGTCGAAACTTTTAGCTGGCAATACATAAGCCGCCATGACGATATCGGCGTTCGTGCTTGCCGGGTTCGCGTTCGGGCCGGGATAGCGAAAAGCGTTACCTTCCTCAGCGAACGTGCCCAGGCCGCTCCCGAACTGCGTGATTTCAACACTAGGATTGGTGCCGCCGCTGGAATAGTCCGCCCCGCCGAACACCCATGAAGCCGCGCCGGCGGTGTTGGATCGGCATTCCCACCAACGCAGAAAGCCGGCGGTGGCGTTGAACCAGACCGATCCCGGCAGCCAGCCGGCCGACACGTCGTCGGTCGCCAGCGGGTCGCGCGTCGCGGTCAGGGTGTAGGGGCACGCGAGCATTACCGGCGGGGTGTCGCCAATGGACGGCAGGAACGAGCGGGTTAGCATGTTTCGGTGCTCCGGTTATGTGGTGGCCTTGAGGGCCGATGGGAGGACGCTTTTCGAGACGCACCGGCAATTACATTCTCGGCCAGGCCAAGTCCAAACGCCTTCGAGGAAGGCACCTTTCGCCACGTCGTAAGTTTTCCCTGAAAAAGCGACGTGCTCGGGCCTGGGGTGGCGGCCGGCGCCGCTGTGCATCCAGACCGCTTTCGTCATGCCGAGTTCAAGTTGACGCGCCCGCATGATTGTCGCGGTCGCCTTGTTGTTCTGGTCTTTTGCGATGAACTGCGCCCGGCGCTTCGTCACGCCGTAGTGTTCTTCCAGCTCTTTCGCGAGGCCGCCGATGTCGCGCCCTGTCTGGACCGACCGCATGACCGCGCCCTGGACCTTGGCCAGATACTGCTGCGGGATCGTCTTGATGAGGCCGACCTGCTCTTTCAGCGTGGCCTGAAACACGTCGTTGACCTGCGGCGTCATCTTGAACTGGACGGTGAAGCCGCCCTCGCGGAGCGCCGCCTTGAAGCTGCCTTCGGCCCGATCCTTGGCGGCAGTGGCGAACCACGCGGCCAACTTCGGCGCCATGTCGTCAATGCGGAGCTGCCAGCGCCGCGCCAGCCGTGTCATTGCCCGCTGCAGGATCGACGCCGGGCTGGCGTCCTGCGCCATTTCTGGCGGCGCATTTTTGTATGCGGAAAGCGTCCAGTATATTACTGAAGCGTGAAGATCATCCACGATAGAGACCAGCCGCTTTTGGTAGGCCGCTTCCGCCCCGGCGTTTGGCCTTACCGGGTTTAAGACTATGCCGTTTCCGGCAAGGATCGAACTCGGTCGCCTTACAAGAGCCTTCCGTTTTTCTGCGCCCACTTGATCGGGTCCTTCGAGCCTTTGCGCAGGTTGCACGGCGGGCACAACAACTGGATGTTGCCGATGCCGTTCCCACCGCCCCGAGCCAGCGGCATGATGTGATCCGCGTGGAAACCCTTCCGGATCGACTTCCCGCACGCTGGATTTGCGCAGCGGTATTTCTGGGCTTGTGCCAAGGACGCAATTTCAGCTTCCCGCCGGGCCAGTACGCCCAGATTTGGGCATCGTACGCCCGCGACGTGCTGAACTGCCATTGACCGACGACCCGATAGAAGCGGAACGCCTGCTGGCGGCAGCGGAGGACGCCGCCCAGCGGCTTGCGGCTTCCCTACCGCCCGGCACATGCCCCGACGTGGCGTGGCTGTCAGGCGCCCTCTATGCCGCCGCCACCACCAGGCCCGAACTGGCCGGCATTGCCTGGTTGGCCGCGCGGGTGGTCCTCCGGGTTGAACGCATCGCCCACGCCCGGGAAAGACGGCGCGCCACCATCAGTCCCGCCATTGCCGTCCTCTTCGCCCAGGTCGCCAGGATCGCCCGGCGCTTCCGGCACAACGGACAGATCGAGGTTGCTGTAGGCGCTGGCGTCTTCGTTCGCGAGCCGTGACCGTTCCTCGGCGTTGTCGATGACGCCAGCGTTGATGTAGACCGCCGCCGTGTCCGCCTCGGTCTTGCGGATCGTCGCGCGCTCAACCTCGGTCGGCTCCCACAGCGGTTCCCATTCAAAACCAATGTCGGGATCAATCGAGCCGAACTCGTTCATCTGCAGCAGGTCGAGACACCGCCGCATCGGCGCGTTGAACAGCGCCTCCTGCATGGCGGAAATTGTGTCATAGAAGCAGCGGATTTCGCCATCTGCGGTGGTATTCAGGCCGCTCGGGGTGATGCCCAGCAGCTTGACCAGCGGCACGCGGCAGACCGACGCCATGTGCTCCTGCGCCTGCGCCTGCAGCTCGTCCAGGCCCGCCAGGGACGCCGAGACGTTGAAGAATTCCTCGGTCTCCTTGTCGATAACCATGAGGCCGCGGTTGTCGCGCATCTTGTTGAAGATCGCGGCGCGGGCAAACAGTTCATCGCCGGTCGAGGCGATCGACGCCATTGCGTTCGTTTTGAGGCCCCACACCGTAAATGCGTGGATCAGGTCGGACACGCTTTGCCGGGTGCGCAACCAGTTGTCGACCGTTGGCATTGCCATTTGGATCAGCGACATGCCGCCGAACATATACGCCGGCTTGAGCATGTCCGGCACCGGCCGCCCGTTAAATGTCATCAGCCGTGAGGCGTGAACTTCCTTCCCCATGACGAACCAGCCGGTTGGCCGGTAAAAGTCCGGCTTGAGCGGGTCAGTCGAATCGTAGCGGCTCGGGTAGGACCAAACGGGCTCGATGTTTTTGAAGTTCTTGAGGCTGCCGCGCCGGATCTTCGCCTTGGACAATACCAGCGGCATCGCCAACTCGTCACAGTCGTCCGTGTCGCCGGTGTCGATGTAGACTTGCCCG